ATTCCTTCAGCTCTTCAATTCACAGCTGAGAGACTAATGGCTTCTCAAGGTAGAACAGCTACAGCTGATAATGATATCAATGCTATCAGATCTATGGGAATGGTTCCTCAAGGTTACAGAGTGAACAATTTCTTAACTGATCCTGATCAGTTCTTCATTATTACTGATGTACCAAATGGTATGAAGTACTTTGATAGATCACCTATCAAAACAGCTATGGAAGGTGACTTTGATACTGGAAACGTAAGATACAAAGCTAGAGAAAGATACGTATTTGGCGTATCTGACTATAGAGGTATCTACGGTTCTAACGGAGCGTAATAAATAACTTTAAAGGGGGCTGTTGAAGGCCCCCTTTTTATGATAGAAAGAAAGAACCCATGAAAAATTTCAGAGTACAAATCAGAGCATATGGCTATCATGCTGACTTTAATCTTGTGTCAGAAGATGAGGATAAAGCCTTTGAAGATGCACTAGTTGACAAACTAGGACAAAATGATATAGTCTGGGAAAAAGACGGATTTACTAGTAAATCCAAATTGTGGTTAACCTATGAGGAGGTTATAAATGACACACGTTCAGGAACTCTACACGAAGAAAAGAGGACTAGAACTTGAATGGTCGCAGCACTATAATCAGGAGAAAAGATATACTCTTGATATGGTGAGAATTGATGACAAAATTAGACAAGTCATCAGTCACATCAAATTAGCTGAAGCACAAGTTGCTCAACAGACTAATAAGATAGAAGACGCTGCACCTGACGTTTCTGTAGCTACGTAACACAAAAAACGCTACATCGCTGAAATCGCACTTTCTATTAAGGCTCTCTTGCACTTCTTACAAAACTAAGCTATAAATATTACATTATGGCAACAACTACATTTTCAGGACCGGTTAAAGCTGGAACGATTTCAAACACAACAGGAACAACACTTGGTGAGAATATAAAAAACACAGGTCAAGTTGTAATGTCTCAATCAATAATGATTAGTATGGCAGTAGCAGCTGGAACAAATACTTACGACGTAGGTGTAATACCTAAAAATTCACAAATAGTAGAAGTACTAATGCGTTTTGCAATAGGCAGTGACGCAGGAACTAGTGCAACTATGTCGGTTGGTAAAACTGATTCAGGTGGAGCAACAGCAGCTTTTTATACTGCGGCTCAGAACGCTAAAGTTGTGGCAGAGCACACACAACAAAGTTCGGCTTTTGATAATATGGATCGTGTTGATGAAGATACGCAAGTAACTGCTACTCTTATAACAGTAGGGACAACATCAACTACAGGTCAAGCGACTGTAACAGTTACGTATATTCAAGCAAATAATTTGAGAGATGTGGCACCTAACACGTAATCTCTTGCACTCTATAAAAAAATCATATATATTTTAGTTACTATACATTTAATAAACGATGAATGCTGACGCGTATAGTCGACAACCCTAGGGACAGTATTCAGATATCTAGGAGGATATTAATATGGCAAATACTACTTTTTCGGGACCGATAAGAGCGGGAACGATTTCAAACACTACAGGTACAACACTTGGTGATAACGTTGCAAACGTTGGTCAAGTTGTAATGTCTCAATCAATTATGATTGATGCAGCAGTAGCAGCTGGAACAACTACTTACAACGTAGGTGTAATACCAAAAAACTCACAACTACTTACAACTACAATTAGAGTTGCAATAGCAAGTGACCAAGGTACTTCAGCAACTGTTTCAGTTGGAAAAACAGGATCAGCTGCATTCTTTATAGCTAATACTAACATCAAAGCTCAAGGAGAAACTTCTTCTATAGCTAACGGTGCTTTAGATGAAGCTGATAGATTTGGTTCTGATACACAAATTACAGCGACTCTTATAGCTGCAGGAACTACTGCAACTACAGGTCAAGTAACTGTTACTTTTACGTATGTTCAAGCTAACAACTTATCAGACGCAACAGCAGTATAATAATTAATTAAGTGTGGGCTTCGGCCCACACAAAATTTAAGGAGAAAATATGGCATCATACTCAAGTGATCAATTAGTAGCCCACGCTACAGCAGATGGACAAATGGTTCCTACAACACAAAGAGCTAGAATAACTGGTATTCAAGCCGAAGGAGCTGCAAATTCTTCTATTGTATTTAAAACTGGTGGATCTACTGGAACTATAATCGCTACATTTAAATTTGGAACTGAAGGAATAGATTTTTATGTTCCTGGTTCTGGAATTTTATTTGACGACGGAATTTATTTAGATTTAACTGCAACACCTGGTGTTACTATAACATTTACGTAGGATTAAATTGTGGCTACAATAACTTACACAGTAACCGTAGCAACGGGAACTAATCAATACGGTACCGGTAATAAATTTTATATTAACGGAGAGGCTAATGTTGTCTTGTATTTACAAGAAGGCAATACTTATATCTTTGATCAATCTGATAGTTCAAATTTAACTCATCAACTAGCTTTTTCAACTACTGCAAATGGAACACACGCAACACCGGCCGGTGTTGCTTATACTACAGGCATAACTACAGCCGGAGTTCCTGGTAATGCAGGAGCAAGTGTAACTTTTAATGTTGCACCTGTTAGAACTACAGGCGCTCCACTATTATTTTATTATTGTACTGCTCACAGCGGTATGGGTAATACTGCACAAACTATTTCACCTACTTCAGAAACTACAGAATTTAATCCACAAATAGACGACATCATAGAAGAAGCGTTTGAGAGAACAGGTGTAAGAGGAACTAGAACAGGTTATCAATTAAGATCTGCAAGACGTTCTTTAAATATAATGTTTCAAGAATGGGGTAATAGAGGTGTTCATTTATGGAAAGTAAAATTAGCTAAAGTTCCTTTAGTTGAAGGACAAGCAGAATATAGTTATGCATCTGATTCAGAAAATTTTCCAGAAGATATTAGTTCTGTTTTAGAAGCTTTTTATAGAAATAATTCTACTACAACAGATCCGCAAGATATTGCATTAACTCAAATTAGTAGATCACAATATTCACAAACACCAAATAAACTAACTAAAGGTACACCTTCACAATATTATGTAGCTAGAAGATTAAATCCAAGTATATTTTTATACGCTACACCAAGTTCTAGTGTATCGAGTACAACTACACCAAGTAGTTTTCAATTTTGTTTTTATTATTTATCTAAAATTCAAGACGTTGGAGCATACAATAATACTTCTGATGTCGTAAATAGATTCTATCCTTGTATGATGTCTGGATTAGCTTATTATTTAAGTTTAAAATATTCACCAGACAGAAGTCAGGAATTAGAAAGAAGATATGAAAGTGAATTGTTAAGAGCACTTGATGCAGACAATCAAGGAACCTCTACTTTCATTTCACCACAAACATTTTATGGAGATGGAGTATAATGGCTGGCGGAGGATATGCATCAGGTAAACACGCTTACGCAATTTCTGATAGATCAGGATTAAGATTTCCTTATTCAGAAATGGTTAGAGAATGGAATGGTTCTTTAGTTCACTATTCAGAGTTTGAAGCAAAACAACCACAGCTTGAACCATCACCAGTAGGAAGTGATCCACAAGCTTTATTTAATCCAAGACCACAACCTGCATCCGTTGCAAGTTTAATACTTTTAGATAATAATCCTTTTGAAACTATTATTAATAGTGTTGATGGTAATACTTATATAAATGTTTATTCAGAAGATCATCAAAGAGCAGCTGGTTCAATTGTAAGATTTAGAGGACCACCAGAAGTAATTACTGCTGGACCAGGTGGTGATAGTGATGATACTGCAAATTTACAACAGTTTGCAAACATACCTACATTTGCTGGCGTAAGTGATATTGATTCAGCAAACGGTTTTACAATTCAATTAGGACAAATAGATAAATATGGAATTGTTACTGGTAGTACCACTAATGATGTGCTAACTAATCCTATAAATTATTTTTATTTTCAAAGTGCAGATAATGCTACTTTGCACGGAGTAAAAGGTGGTGGAGAAAATTGTTCAGCAGGACCAGTAACACTTGAGGTAGTAAACGGATAATGACATACACTTTAGATAATTTAAGAACTGATATTAGAGGATATACAGAAGTAGATAATGGATCAACAACTCCAAAAGTTTTAACTGATTCTGTTTTAAATACAATTATTGTAAACGCAGAAAATTCTATTTACAGACAAATAGACACTGACCAAAGTGTATTTTATGCAACCTCTCAAACCATTATAGGAAATAGATATGTAACAATTCCTGCTGATTTAAGATTTATTAGATACGCTCAACTTAAAGACAAAGCTGGAAATCAAGTATATTTAGAACAAAGAGACACAAGTTTTATAGCCGAATATTATTCTACACCTGGAACTTCAGCTGTAGATATTCCTAAATACTATGCTAATTGGGATGAAGAATTTTGGGTATTAGCTCCTACTCCTGACAAAAACTACGATATTACTTTGTGTTATGATAGAGAACCAGAAACTATTACAGACACTACAAGTAGTCCCGCTCCAGCCACAGTAGGCACTTATCTGTCAAACAAATATCAAGATTTACTTTTGTATGCTTGTCTGGTAAATACATATGCGTACTTGAAAGGTCCGCAGGATATGTTACAATACTACCAACAAGCTTATACACAAGCATTAGAATCGTACGCTATCGAGCAAATCGGTAATAGACGCAGAGACGAATATCAAGATGGTGAAGTTCGCGCTCAACTTAACGTTAAACCACCATCAAGTAATTAAGGAGATAAAAGAATATGGCAAATATAATACCAAATAGTTTTAGAGGTGCTCTATTCGAAGCTAATCATAATTTTAAAGCTTCGGGTGGAAACAACTTTAGCATATCTTTATATACAACTAATCCTTATTCAACAGCATCAACAGTTGCCTTGTTAGGAACAGGTAACGGTGAAGTAGATACAACAGGTGGTACTAACTATTCTGTAAAAGCATTAACAAGACTTGGAGTTGCTTCTTCAACAGCAGTTGCTTCAGTTGACTTTGATAATGTTAGTTATACTTCAGCATCTTTCACTGCAGCTTTTGCAGCGATTTACAATACAGATACAGTTGATGGGACAGCAAATAGATTAGTAGTGGTTTTAGATTTTGGTGGTAACAAGACAGCAACGAATGGTACTTTTACTATTACGTTTCCTGATCCTGCTACACCTGCTAATGCAATTATTAGTATGAGTTAAGGAGAAAATTTATGGCGTTGGTAATAAACGACAGAGTAAAAGTAACAAGCACAACTACTGGTACAGGTGCGTTTGCACTTGGAACAGCAGTAACTGGTTTTGAAACTTTTGCACAAGGAATAGGAAACAACAATACGACTTACTATTGTATCTTTAATCAAGGTACAAATGAGTTTGAAGTTGGACTTGGAACATTAGATGGTACGAGTGCAAACTTAACTAGAACTACAGTTATCTCCAGTTCTAATTCAGATGCAGCTGTTAACTTTACTAGTGGTACAAAAGATGTATTCTGTACTTTACCAGCAAGTAAGTCGGTTTACCTGGACGCATCAGGAACACCAGTAGGAGCAGCGTCAGCTGGCTTTGCATTAGCAATGGCGGTTGCGTTATAAATAGGAAAAAAATATGGCACAAAATTTTAGAAACAATTTACAAAGAAACGTTGGTACAGCACCAGTCACTTTAGTTACTGGTGGAGATTACGATGCTGTTATTGGTATCAGAATCTGTAATACTACCGCTTCATCTGTTTTGGCTAGTTGTCAGATTGTAAATGGCGGAAACGATCACTTTCTTGCAAAGAATGTAAGCGTTCCACCAAACTCTGCAATCGAACTAATTCAAGGCGGCGCAAAAATTGTGTTGGCAAATGGTGACGTACTTAAAGCTCAAAGCGATACCGCTTCGTCTTTAGATATTGTTACATCATTTATCGACGAAATCAGTACGTAGGAGGAATTATGACGGCAGTAGTAAATGGAATCCAATACATCGGAGGCGGAACAGCCCCTGATGAATTTATAAAAAATCAAGCGGCCACGATCGACGGTACGCAAACAATTGAAAGTGCAGTTTTAGCTGGACCTATTACTATTCCTGCAACTATAACAGTAACGGGGACTTTAGTAATAGTATAATGTCAAAAATAGAAGTAAACACAGTTGCACCACAATGCGGAACTACTTTAACACTAGGTGAATCTGGTGATACAGTAACTCTTGGCGCTGGTGCTAGTCAATCAGGATTTGGTAGAACAGGAACAGTTGATTGGCAAACAGGAAGTATTAAAACAGCCACATTCACAGCTGCTAATGGCGAAGGTTATTTTGCAAACACATCAGGTGGCGCATTTACAATGAATTTACCTGCAGGAACTGCTGGTAATATTGTTTCTGTTGTT